ACAGTTGTGCACTAAGATGCCTTCTGCAAAATATGTTTTTGCTTTATCCACTTCCAAGTTATAAACAAATAGTGGTTTACTTCTTTTGACTTTTGATGTACAATATCTAGCGTAATGATGCATTCTTGCAAATATTGCGGAAAAAAGTTTTCTTCTACTTCTCTTAAATCGATTTATTGTTCTGCGGATTGCTATCATAAGTCTACTATCACTAGGAAAAAAAGCGTTTGTAAACAATGTGGAAAAGTAATTTATTCTTATCGAAGCCGTCCAAGGAAATATTGTTCTCGTGCTTGCTACATGACCGCTCATAAGGAAGGGAAAAAAATTATAAAAATGTGCCCTGTATGCAATAAGGAGTTTTCTGTTTATAAAAACATTTCTCATAGATATATCGTCTGTAGTCGAGAATGCAAAACAAAATTTACGCTCTATAGAGAATGTAAGCGGTGCGGAAAAATATTTACTGCAAAAAGAGAAGATATTAAATATTGTTCTGAAGAATGTAGGCGTCCTCCTGTCTATATTCAATGTCTTCAATGCAAAAAAAGGTTTCGCATTTGCCCTAGCGAAAAAGGGATCCGACGTTTTTGTTCTTTTTCTTGTTATCGTAAACACTCTGGAGAAACATCGCTTGAAAAGACGATACGCAAATCTCTTGAGTTTCTTAAAGTTGATTTCATTCAAGAATATCAAATTTCTACTTATAGTATTGATTTTTTTATTCCACATCTTAATCTTTGTCTTGAAGTTGACAGTGAATATTGGCACTCTGATATTAAGAAAGATTCCATTAAAGACAGAAAACTTCTTGCCCTTGGTTATAAGGTAATTCGCCTCAAGGAGACCGATATTGTTAATTGCTCTGACATAAACCATTTTGTTTTCACAAGCTTGAAGTTTCGAGCCAGCAAGTAAATCCCCAGCATCAACCCATCCACGATTCATCTCAAAGACTGGATGGTCAGGAGTAGCCCTTAATGTCCTCTCGTTTGACATTTTGATTTCAGTTAATGGCTTATTGTATTCTCTTTTGTATGTATTTTTTACTCTGTTCCACCCAAGGTGAGTCAAGACAATCTCACCTATTTTTATATCCTCAATATTCCTTTCCCCCTTATCTGTCATGACTTTTGTTTTGGCTAGAAAACATGTTCTGTTGTCCATCGTTGCCAGCCATTGACGCCCCTCTACCACTCCGCTCTGTTTCATCCCTATTAATACGCCTCGGTTCGAAGCCTTGAGCACCTCAGTCCTGGCTATCTGCTCTGCCCTTTTAGCCGCTACCTCCATCGCCTCTTCAATCTTATCCCTTATTTTGGGGATAGAAAGACCATCGGCCAGAGAGTCCATGAGAACGACTTTTAGCCTGTCGTACTGGGTCTGAGTTATCGACCAGCCGGCGTTCTTTGCGTTCTCTGCCACCCATTTTATTGCCCTTGGGTCTGTATGATCAAACGACATCTCCACAGGAAGATCGTCCAGCACCATCACACCACCGTCTTTTAGCGGCGCTGCCGTATAGAGCTTGCCGTCCGTAGTAAAAATCCCCCTCCATTTTTGACGGCTAAATAGCCATTGATCAACATCGAATTTGGCATACAAGAGAGCTTCTGGCATAACGGCGCTTCTCTCTGTCTCGTCAGCTTCAACCCATGCTTTCCATGTTTTAATCAACGTCTTCATGGCTTCTGCCTGCCGTCTGGCCTCATTCCAACGGTCAAACGACTTAGGAGTCTTTTTGATGTTACCTAATACCTCACGCCCTATCTCATTGAACCGTTTCTCGAGCTGGGCTGTGTATTTTTTGATATGATCTTTATTTATCCTTAGAAATTGAGCATGAGTGATCTTCTTGACTAAAGCTTCATCGAACTTCTTTTTCAGGTGCTTGGGCAAATGTTCCTTCAGGATGAGGATAAACAGCTCACTCTTTACGAGCTTTACGAGCTTTACAGTATCAATCTTTGCGAAATTCATAGCCTTTCAAAAATCTCCTTCGCTATCCTTTTGGCAAGTTTACCCTCTTCCTCCTCCTCTTCCTCTTCGGGTTTAGGAGGAAGCAACGGCACCTTGGGTTCGGGCTCAGCGTTCGGGTCGAACTCAACCATGTTCGAACCCATAATCGGCATGTCCCCATACTCCTCATGTGGCTCTTTGCCGTCCTCTTTCCTCAGCTCGTTTATGACAGAATATCCGGACTTAAGATTAGCTTCCCTCTCTTTGAGCGCAAACTCCCTGTCTCCCGGGATGCAATCATCAAAAGCACAGAAGATATTTTCATCCTCGTATCTTATCAGAAGCTGTTCGTTTATCTTCTGCTCATAGACTTTGAGCTTTGGGTCAATCGTGTCCCTCATATACTGGACGTAGGCTATTCTTGCGTTGGCCAGGTTCACTTTATCTGGCGTAAGCAAAGCCATCGGTACACCGTACCCGCCCGCTATCTCTTCTCTCGTGAGCTTTCTCCCCTCGAGGTGTCCCAAGTCCTTTGGCTTCATTGAGATTTGCTTGTATTTAACTCCGCCCTCAAGCAACGCCACCTTGCCCGCTTGAGCCGCCCCGCCATAGGTCTGATTCCACTCTTTCTTTATTTTATTAAAAGTTGTCTTTGCCAGCACCTCGTCATCTTGAGTTTCAAGTACTCCGTCCGGTCGTGCCATGTTCGCAAATACCCCTCTCTCATACCTATACATTTCATCGTTTATGACCAACGGGTCTTGAAGCGCCTGCATAGGACTCAAGCCTATTAGCTTTGTATGAGGGTTTGGATATTTATGATGGACTACTTCATCTGCATCAAAAGGGATATCTTTCATTCCTATCCGGTGGACATAGCCAGCGACATAATTATCAATGCTTGTTCCCGGCACTGGGACCGTTCGCTGTGTCTCTAAAATCCAGAGCTGATAAGGGATTCCTAGATTATTGGGGCGCATCCACCAATAACAGTTGCCCGTAATCCCCATAAAAGTCTCAGTCAGCATCCACATATCTGCTTGGTTCTGGAGTGGATTTATAGCCTTCATCATCTCTAAGAACGGGTGCTCCAACACCTCTTCGATCTCAACGTCCTTTGCTACCCATCTCTGGAGTCCACGGTTCTCCTTGACCCAAGCTACTTCTTTTGTACTCAGCTTCCTTGTGAGCGTGTTTTTAAACGAGGCAGAGCCAACTTTCTTCGTCACATAGAGCTTTAGTTTCTGTCTCGAAATTTGTTTTGCGTTGTAATTGATGCAGATATAGCCCCATGAGTTGTAATATTTAAGCTGTATCGACGGCTCATTGAGCGCTTGGAACCGGCTCTCTCCCCATGTATCGCCACCTCCCCAGGCCGACTCGTCATCTATCGAAGGGCTCACCCAGGCTCTGCCCTTGAATCTTACATCTATATTGGCAATTCCGGCCTTGACATGGCCGTTCTCTATGTTGACCTTTGGGTATGGTATTTTCATTGCGTGATCCCCCTCACTCTTATCTGCTTTAATGGTTTTACCCACCGCGCTACAAAATATCTGGTTTCGTCCATAGCGTGATTATTTTCATCGATCGGCTTTCCGTTCTTTTCCGAATACTGACCAACTTCAGTTCTCCACGCTCTGCAGCGTCTATTGATATATATTTTTGGCTTTCCAAGCACGGGGCTTAAGCAATCTCTCATGGCTTCGATTCCTTCCTCTACATCACCTTTAGCCCTATACAGATCCACCCCATCATCCCGCCATTCCCTAATTAGGTCTGAACGATTTGGGTCCGCCACGCCTTCTTTTACTTTCTTCCACCACGGTCGGCTTTTACACTCTTTTATGAACCTTGAATTGGTCGTATTCCCCATATAGACCTCATCGACCCTCACCCATCCAAGCCCCTTAAACTCCTGCCACACTCCGCACGAGAACGGGTTTGTACCTCCCCAATCTATCGAGAGCTTTACCGGTTTTGTGGGGTCAAAGACAGGAAGATCATTCGGGCTGTTTATCTCATCATCATATTGAGCGCCATAGACAAGATCATCACGGCCTACTTTCTCACAAAGCCATTCCACTTGGAGCGTCATGTCTGATAGCTCATAGAGTTTTTGAACGAAGTCGTCTATCAGATAATACCCATCAGCATTTTTCATGTGCTTCCCTGGGCAATAGGAAGAGAGTTTGCAGGTAGAACAGTTATAATCTTTGCACGACTGAAGGCACTCCCAGACACACCACTTGTAAATCTTCGTCCCGGACTCGAACGCTTTTTCGAGGGCCATGTCCATCACACCGCCAATATTGTGATTAGTAGAGAGCCTGCCCATAGATGCTTTCTGGCCATGCTTACTCTGTGGTTGCGAAAGGGCGGCTTTGTAAACTTCTTCGTCCATCTCGTCTATCTCATCAAGTATAAGCCTTTGGGGATGAGGCCCTCGAACCGACTTTTGTGATGCGGTAAGCACCCCGGCCATACTTCCGTTGACCCATAGGCTTTTCTTCATCGTCATGTCTTGAGCGAGATACTTATTTGCCAATCCAGTAGAGAGCCAAAAATCATTCATAGCCTTGTACGACTTCTCTGATTGTTCAAACGACCCTCCCAGGATCATCGTTTCTAGCCGCTCAAGGAACGAGCTGAGCACCCAGGTTATCATCCCTGCCAAATAAGACTTCGAGCCGGACCTGTTCGCCCAGACAATGTAATTGAACACCCGCATCAACAGTATATCAGCAACGAATTTGAAAGGCGGGACATGATCTTCGCCTGACTTATGCCTACAATTCTTTTTGGTCGCTACAATCGGATCCTTAAGCCATGAAAGAAGAGCGGCGATGTCTGCTTCAGTCTTTAGCCCTCCAACCCTCAGACCTTCGATATGGGTCTTTTGGATTGATCTAATTGACTGATTTTGCCAGAAGCTTCGTATTTTCTCCTGGCTTACTGCCGTTTCCATTCCCATCTCCTATTTGACTCATTCTTTCTATAAACTGGCTGACACTCGGGACACCGTTCTCCTCGAAATATTCCATGAGCCCTCTCTCCATGTCTAGCTCAATCGAGCCGACAAGGTGCTTTTCGGGCTCTTTGTATATAAACCCAAGATCTTGCATCTTTGCTATGTAATCACATTCTATTTTCCATGCTAATGAATAATCTTGCCCTTCCATAGCCCTGCGCTGGAGCTCTTCTTTCTTCTTCTTGAACGCTGTGGCCATGATCTTAACATCAATATGCTCCACTTCCCAGGATGCCTTCTTTAGCAGGTCGCGCTTCAACCGGCTAACATGGAGGTCCGACACCCCTATCAAGAGGGCTATCGCTCGATTAGACGTCTCGCTCACTTCCTCCATATAATACTTAACAACAAGTCTCCGTTGACGAGCAGTTAATTCATCTGGTCCAAGTCGCTTATTTTGAATCATTTCGATCAGCTTAAAAGCGTTAAGGTTATGCCTATACCGATTCTTAATCATTTTTTATCCCTCAGCTTCTTCTCAAATATAGCATACTCTTCAGCGCTCATTAGGGCACACCCGATTCCAACTTCGGGTTGGTCGAGGTCATCAATCTTAGCCATGACGCCTTCGTTCCCTAAAGCATTGGTCTCTATCTTCACTGTAAACGTCTTATCTCCGGATGCTGACGTGAACTTCCGGATCTCTTTAATCATTCCGATAAATAATACCATAGATCCTCCTTGGCAATTCATTTCCCCCCATTAATAATCAAGTCTTTTATCTCTTTATGCTCTCTTGTGTTTTCATCTTTCATGTCTTTGAGCCCTTCTTTGATATTTCCGATATCGGTTTCATTGGAAGCTATTCTCTCCCCATGTTTTCTCAGCACGGTTGAAGATCCGACACTTTGGTTGCCTCCATTCTTTTTTGCTAACGCCGTAGCGGTCCAATGCCTAAATTCTTTAATGACTAGGAGTGCAAACGCTCCTCCTGCTCCAATTTCAAGGATAGGTATTTCAGACATCATTTCCTCCCTCTTGATCTTTTGCATCTTCGTAAGTCGAGATACATTTGTTTGTACATAATCAAAAAATCTATTGAAACAAGCGCTCGGGTCTTGTTTATAGGCGTTACTGCGAGCCCGACTATATCTTCTTCACCTAGAAACACATGGCCTCTCATCATAACCTTTCTGAGCTTTTCCTCGTCAAACTCTTCGGCTGCCTCTCTGATACGCTTTGCCATGCGCACGTCCCTTTTTAGCTGTAAATCTATGCTTACAGATTTTCCTATCACAATGAGGTCATAGAGGATAGTTATGAGCTTTTTTATCGCTTCCATTCTAAGCCTCGAAGTGGCCGAAGTCTTTAAACGAGAAGTCTCCTCCCCACCGTCCACCAAGTCGTTTCCATATCCTTCCTGCCGTGTGGTACTCGGGGCACTCGCTCCAGATCAACTCCCCATCCTTAATGATTACAAAATCCATAGCTCTCCAACGTTGGTGCCATGATATTCTGATTCGACCGTCACAGTACGTGATGATTTTACCTGGCCGAAGTCGGCCTTGTTGGAACCGTTTGTGCTGATCTTCTGTAGACCTATGGAAACAGATCGGCATCAGCTTTATTTTCTTGAATTTACAGAGGATTAGGAAAGCGCAGATTTTTAGGAAAAAGGATATTCTCAGCTCTGTTTTAGACTCTGAGACATCGGGCATGTTATTAGCCTTGTGCTTATAGTAGTCGCTATAAACATAGAGGGCTAATAATTAAATGTCAAGAACTTTGTGTTATTTTGGGAAAGTTAGCGTTGAATTACGTGACCTGAGTGGGGCTTGTATTTACGTCTGATAGAATGATTCTTCATCCATTGGCTTGAAATATAAACCTCGCATCCTACCTTACAGAGCACTTCCGCCAGGGCGACCGCACTCAGGCTGTGCTGAGTTACGATTAACTCATTGTCGACAAAAACCTTTATTTGGTCTTTTCCGTTTTCGTCTTCATTCCATTTTATCTCAATTTGTTTTTTCATGTCTTCGCATCCTCATTAAA